GTCCCGGTACATCCCGCCCCACATGGGGGCGGGATGTACCAGATTACCCGATTCGGAAGCACAGGGGCACGTAGATCCCCGCCCTGGTGGCTACGTTGTTGTTGGCGTTGCCGTTGTTGTTGGCAATACAGAAGTTAGTGGTCGACTGCCGCTGGGCGGACGCCTCCCACCAGTTGCACCGGGAACCACGACGTTTTACAGCGCATAACCGATGGGGATTTCTCCCCTTTATTTTTCTTCTTTCCGGTATTTCTCCAGGAATTTGTTATCTGCCTTCCGCCAGCCTCGCAGGAGGGATACCTCCTTCACCAGTAGTTCTGTTACCGGCTGGAATTTGTCCGGGTTTATGGACAGGGTATCAAGCATATACTGGAGCAGCTGCAAAATCTGCTCCACCGTAATGATGGCCTGGGTCTGGTAGTCCCGGCGGCGTTCTGCCTCCCGGAGGGATTGCGGGTAGATGGTATTCGCCGCCGTGATGTAGTCGATCAGTTTGATGACCTTCTCCACCATAGGGAAAGTAAAAACCGGGCGCCACCGCTTCGGGACGATTTTTTCATCCATCACGAACCTGGTCAGTTCCTTTCTGGCCAACGCAGCTGTGTGGTAAAATTCCAGTTGGCTCTCTCCGCGTTTGTTTTTGAGTACGCTCACTCTTTTCCCCCTTCCTGTCCCGGACCATCCCGCCCCACATGGGGGCGGGATGTACCAGATTACCCGATTCGGAAGCACAGGGGCACGTAGTGGTCGACTGCCGCCGGGCGGACGCCTCCCACCAGGAGCACCGGGAACCACCGTTCCCCGCACCCTTGATGATGTGCTTGGCCCCGCCGTAGAAGATGGGGTACTGGAGATTGCAGCCGCCCCCTCCGGTCCAGCCTGCATCGCCATCGGACCAGAAGGTATTGCCAAAAACCTCAACCTCGGTGGGGAGCCACAGCTTGCCCATGTTGTTCCAGTCCCAGCCGGTGCTTGCTTCCAGCGCCCCCGCCTCCGAATAGCGTCTTTCCAGCAGGGCGGTCTTGGGGATGATAAGGGGCTTTAAGTCCGCGGGCAGGGTGGCAAACACCCCTGTTACCTCGTCGTTGAGCGTCTGGAACAGTTTGGAGGCTCGCCAGGGGTTAGGCTCCTCCTTGGTCCCGTTGTTGACGTTGGTGTCGTTCATCACCTTTGCCCCGGCCAGACAGTCCCGGCTGATGAAATCCACATGGTGGCCGATCATAGTCGGGTATCCGCACTTGTAGTAGTGGCCGATGCCCGCTGCCTCTATGACCACGACCTCGCCGGTGGTCAGGGTGATGGTCTTGTAGTCCCCGATATGGATGCCCCGCGTATTCCCGGCCCGGATGCGGTTCTGGAGTTCAGACCAGCTTTCGGTTATTTCCTTCCCGTAGGGGACGCCGCCGCTCAAAAAAGTTTCCTTGAAAAACTCGATGGCAGCAGAAAGGGGGACCAGTCCGGTCCCCCTTTCCGGGTCATCCGCCAGCAGCCTCTCCATCCCCGTCAGGTTGGAAAGAGCCTGGAGTTCGCTCGTTTTAATGTTCATGGTGTATCCTCCTTATATTTTCTTAACGGCAACGATAGCCGTTCCGTCCTGTGTGGTGATGGCCTCCCCGGTGTTGGTTGCCAGGTTGGCGGTGACTTCGCCCTGCATGACAGCTGCAACAAATTTCTCCATTTCCTTATCAAGCATAACAGCAACAAGGCTACGCACGTTTCCCTCGGTGACAAAGGCATCTGGATCAATCGCAGCTGTTACGCGGTCAATTTGGTCTACTGCCGCAATCAGGTCAAATGTCGCCAGCTTTCCGACCGCTGCGCTGGCCGGGCGGATGCGCTCTGGTTCGTTCTCAAGCACAAGGTAGGTATACGGCACTTCGCCTTCGTCCGGGTCTTCGGCGTAGAGCATAACGCCCGTTGCAAAAAAACCTTCTGCCACGTCCGAGCTATTGATTTGTACCGATACTTGGCATTCCCCGTCCACCGGGTTCCCAATCGCAGAAATTTTTGCGTCCATAACGCACCCTGCGGGCTCCGTCATGGTTTGGGGGGTCATCCCCTCCGGGATGGCTCCCCTGCCAACGGCTGCCCGTGTGTAGTGCATTTGGCAGCGCCCAGCCAATACTTTTGCTATCAGCGCCCGGCCCGTTGTAGAACTGTAGCTTCCATCTTCAAATTTAGGCATTTTCGCTGTCCTCCTTTATCAGTTTCGACTTGATTTTTACTCTGGAAAAAGCGGCGCAAGCACCACTCCTGCGGCCCGTAAAGGTCTGCTTTCCATGGGCCGGTCCTCCTTCGACGTCGGACATCAAGTAGCCGCCACGGGCTATGCAGAGTGTTTGACGGACGCTCCTTACTCCCGGTGCAAACTCGCCTGTTAGACGTGTGTGGGTCGCCCCTCCGTAGCCTACCCGGAGCTGCTGGCGGAAAGTCCGCTTTGTCCTCACCTGCATATCAACCGCAAGGTGCGCCGGAATGCGGCGACAAAGGGTGTCCAGCAGGTTTGTCTCCCCAAACACTTCCCCTTCGATTCCGACGGATATTACCCCCAGCTTAAAGTCGATCTCTACCGGGTTTTCCGTGTAGTTTGCTATGATCTCCCTGATTTCCTGCTCTCCAATGTGACCATTTCCACACAGTCTTCCGATAACAATGCGTTTCCTCTGATCGAGTGTAAGCTGCTCGGTGTAGCTGATACGGAGGATTCCTTCCCACTCTTTAATCGTCTCTGCGTCTGCGTCTGCGATAAAATTGTTGAGAAATACTCTCTCCACACCTGCTTCCAACCCGTCCGCTATCCTACCAAATGCTTTGAGGATTTCTACCATCTCAAAAACACCCCGGTAAAATCGCGGGTAGTAGGTCAGTAACTCCTCATAACTGCCTGCATAGTACCTGCTGTAGAATTTCATGCGATTTCCACCCCCCGCAGTACCGGCACATCCTCCTCTCCTGCAGCGACATTGTGGGTATCGCCATTGAGCCGGAGGTCGCTATAGTCCACAAGGCTTTCTACCTGGCTCAAAATCGCACCAACCGCAGAAATTCGCACAACGGCATTTTCGCCTTCCCCCGCATTCAGCGCCAACTCCTTGAGGTATTTTTCAATCGCCTCCGCTGCGGCCTGCTGCACGGCTTCTTTTGTGGCCCCGTCTGCCAGTTCCGCGCCGAACGCGACGGTGATTTCCAGCGCCTCTGCGGCAACCGCCGTAAAGTGCGCCCCTATGTTTGCCACCCCATTTCCAAGGCCGTCCCCTACGTTGTATGTCTTGCCCTCTACCGTGGCCGTGAGGCCCTTTCTCGCCGGGTCGATATATTCCTGTACTTCCGCCACTTTCGCAACTCCACAGGGCTTTCCTACCGGGTCTATCAGCACTCCCTTAACGGTGTTCGGACCGTTCCAAAGTGGGATAATTCGCGCCCGGCCCACACCGTCTATGCTTTCACACCACGTTTTGTAATGTTGCCTGTTCCCATTCTCTGCTGGCCCCGATATTTTCTCGATCACCCGGTTCCGCAGGCTTTCGTCGTCCTCGTCGTCGCTCCCGTTCTCGTAGATTGGTCCAAATGTCGCTGAGGCGAGGCCATCGACATTGTTCACCGGGACCGCCGGGGTGCCTGCATAGATGTCGTTCCCGTTCTCTCCTGCAACCTCTGCCTCAAAATAGTAAATCCCTGTTCCGGCTTCGATTTTAAGGACAAAATAGGCTCCATCATAATAAAAGCGTTCTCCCGCCCGCGGAACAGTACCGCTAAACTCTGCACGATACTTTGCCTTTGTCGCAGCCAACCGCGTCACGCCATACTCTCTTGCCTTAGCGTCCAGCGCCTCGCCCGTGGCCGTCGTCAATCGCGTCATTTCGGACACAACATCGAGGTCGGTGTATAGCTTCGCAACTTTGAGCAGCACACCAGAGACAGCATCAAAAAAGATGCTGCCCTGCCGGGTGTCGATCCCCTCTGGTGCGTTGTTCAACACCTCGTTCAAAAGTCTTTCGTATGTATAGCCCTCGAACATTATTAAATCACCTCCTCTACCTCGGTCGCTCCGAAAATGGTTTCCGCCAAAAAGGAGATATGCACTGCATCTCCCTCGAAATCTATTGCAAAATCCGAGATAGATAATATGCGCGTGTCCGGGCGCAGTGCGTCTCTTACAAAACCCTCCAGCGTAGCCTCTATGTAATCCCTTGTCGCATCCTTTGCGGTGACTGCGGTCTCCGCCTCGTTCCCGTACTGGTGGTTGTAGATCAAACACTTAAAACGTGGCGTAATAATCGCTTTGTGTATCGCCTGGTTTACTGCGGCAATACCGTCCACCTTGCCAACGATTCTGCCCTTTTCAAGATCGAGGCGGTATGTTTTGGACGGGAGTTCCGCTGCATCTGTAATCGTCTCAACGGGGATCGGGATAAACGTTTCCATGCCTACACCACCCTATCCAGGACATAATATTGTTTGCCACGATTAAAGGCCAGGAGATGGACCTTATCCCCGGCCAGTAATCCATTGTGTATCCGTATTTTTTTCCGCCCCTCCACAGTGTGGTCGTGCCCGGCTGTTTCCTCTGTCTGCCATTCTATAGTGGCCTCGGTATCGTAATCAGTGAGGTGTTTTGGGACATAGACATTGTGCGGCCCCACCGTCAACTTAGCGTCTCCTGCAACCAGGATTTTAAGGGTGGATGCCGAT